GAGCAAGGAAGTTCTGAAAAGTATTTCTAAGGACCACGGTCTGTCGTATTCTAACAAGAAGGCTGAGGAGCTAGTTGAGAACATCAGAGGTGTCATCGATCCCAGCGTTTAATTGGTAACTTTCTCAACCTGTAGTATCATTTTCGTAACCCTTCGGGGTTATGAATCCAATCCGTTCATCTACAAGCATGACTTCATAGATCCTAGTCGCCCCATCGTCGAGATAGGGGCAACTCTGCGTTGCCACAGCTCCGCGTTACGTTTCCTCATGAGTCTCTCCTGCAGCTCTGTTCTGAACGTGAGCGCCGACTCTGTGAAGGCGTTATTGGCCAGCTGCCTATATTCGTCACCATCACTTGCACTCATCATCTTATCAGGACCATACGTGTTGGCCCACGGGAACACATCAACCTTACTCCGCGTCACATAGTTAGGCATCGTGATGGCATCCACATCGTCATAAAAGAACTTGGGTCTACCGGTTAGTTGGTCTGTGTAGGATCTGTAGCTGGTGCCGTATCCTGTGAACCTAGGGTCGTAGACGTTGGCATGGTCTTGACCTATGATTTCTTCTTTGATTTGAGGTGTGATGATGGTGTTCTTGGGATCGCGCATGGTGTACTTGATCATGTTGTTAGTCTCTTGGACTTCAGTAGGACCCCATTCCTGAGTATATGAGATGCCGATATTACTCTGGATAGGCTCACCAATATGAGACTTCTGAAAGACTCCCGGTTGGAGGGTTTGAGTGATGATGTTGTCGCGTCTAGGGCTCTCGAAGCAGGGGGAAATATATGAACCGCTCTCTTCCTCCTGTCTGGGAGTCATGAATCGGGCCGCGATCTCCTCAATGATCTCATCTATCTCGATATCATTCACGTCCCCAAGACGCCTATCCAAGAACACATCCTTCACATACCGTCTGATGTATGGTTTGTGCTTCTTGGGTTCGTTATCTCCCAGTTCATTGATGATTTCTCTGATGATCTGCCTCCGCTGCCCCAGGGGTCTGTTTGAGAGCCCGCGGCCTTCACCGCGTCTGCTGCTGATCACTGTGCGCGTGTGCCCCCCAACACGCCCATAGGCACTCGAAGAGTGCTCCGCGGTCCCGGTGCTACGGCCGTAGCTGCGCGCGCCAATATGCCCATTGAAACCCTCCACAACATCTCCATTCACCATAGAGTTATCAATGGTAACTTCTGGGAGGGGCCGGGATTCTCTATCTAGACCAGAATCCATCATCATACCTTTCGGACGTTGGTTACACTGCCCTTGCAGTACCTTGCATTGACATGGTACGTACATGCAGTCCTCGCACTTAGTTGGGAGGATACCACAGTTGTAGCCGGACTTCTCTACGTCAAAGTTGGTCTCCTTGTTGATCTGGGAGTAGACTACGAAGTCGTTGTTACGCCAGGAATCAAGATCGTGAGAGGGAGCGGCTACGAGTGGGGGCACCCGGGTTTTGGGATTTGGTCCGCCGACCAGTTCCTGATTTGGCGATACGTGGTCTGGCCCGTACTCGAGCTGGACTGCATCGTTACAGAACCTCTTCTGTGTAGTAGGGAAGCCTACTTTATTGAGATCTGGGTAACGGGTGGAATTGTACTCCCTCATGAATTCATATAGTTGTTGGTTTGATCCACACCCAGCCGATGGGTTAGGGGCATCATATGAAACACTCAACCCATATGGGTCGTTCGAACCCCCGTAAATATTGGTAGATCGTTTGATTCCTTCAGCCGGCCCTGGTTCGAAACCCTCAATGGTTGGGTCTACCACTGCTCCTGAGTAGACGCTCATAGTAATGACCATGACGAGGATCAATGTGCTGAAGGCGAGTGCCGGTTTGTATGCAGCGATCCCGATGCATACTATTAGAGCCAGTCGCGTGATTGTATTGAGTTTGGCTGACAGCCTGTCTTCTGGGCTCGGCAGCAGTTCATAAGAACGAAACAATTGAGTCACATCGTACATCCAAAATTTTTCATTTGAAGCCATTTTTGAAGGATGATGATAAATTGAAATTTACTTTGTGTAAACAAACCCTTGATAAAAGAAATGAAAAAGTCCTTCAGGACCTTTTCAGTACAGACATAAACCAGTCGATTTCTGCGTTGCCTCACCGATCGCCCAATCTGCCGCGTTCTGCCGTATCTGCTCACGTGATGGGCGTGTGGGGATCTAAAGCCGCCGTGTTCATTTACTGTAGTTTCACATCACAAACCGATCTATCACGTTATCGACAGACCGAGGCTTAATGTACAACTGATCGAACATTTCATTAGCCAACACGTACTTAACTGTTCCGTGAACCTGATACATTGAACTACGTGAGGGCAAGTAAGCCTGTTTGTTCATTATTAGATCTTTCAATTCAGGACTAAGTTTCTTCATGGGTGTGTGGCTACCTAATTGCGCGGCTTGCTTTCCGCCCACAAATATACGGATCACGTCCTGTATGTCGTCGAAGAACTCAAATGCGGGGAATTTCTGGTTATTGTTGAGGTTGATAGGTATGGAACTTTTGATGTTAGGGTTGGTGATGAGATTCTTAGTTCCTCGCACTCTGGATCCAGTAGTTCGGTCACTCCAGTCTATTGGAGGCTTACTCGAGAGTGAGATAGGCTTCCAGTATAGGTTGCTTCCGTCTACCTCCTGAGACGACCGCATCACCTCGGCGTCCCTGCTTCCGTAGTAATTCTTGAACGCGTACAAGGGAGACATCACCTCAGCGACGCCAAAGTCGGCGAGGTACGCGACCACACCTGTATTCTTGACATAGTAGGTCTTACCATCAATCACGTATTCAAAGTAACCGCCTGGTTTGATCTGGGCCACGAAGACGTTTGAGGTCTTAATGTCGCGGTGCCAGATGGCGTAGTAGCGGTGAATGGCGTACACGGCTATGAGCAATTGATAGAGCACACTCAGTTGCTCTTCAAAGTTAAGCAATTCCACATGTTTAAGGTCGGTGGTTGCAGATTCCATGAAGGTGACATAGCAGGATCCTGATGTGGGGGGTCCTTTGTCGAAGAGGCGTTGTACCTTGCATCCGTCGCACATAGCCATGTTATATACGTACACGAAATTGGGGCACCTGCGGTGCAGGAGGAGTTGGTTGACGAGGTCTAGGATTCTGTTCTCGTGAGGGTATGAGTTTTTTTGGATTGTCTCCCACCTCTGGTTCTGCCCAGTTGCCTTCTTTAGAATCCTCTTCTCATCGGGTCTGAGGTACGCTTCTTTGATTACGAGTTCGTCGTCGTTGCCCGTGTTGATGGTAGCTCTATATATCTGTCCAAATGACCCTTTACCTATCTCAGCCACGTTTGAGAAGTTCGCCCTGAACGCCGGCGCGTTGGTACCCGTCATGCACATGTCCCATTGGTCGGCATTGATGGCTCTGAGGCTGTTGTTGATGCGCAGTCCCTTAGCTAGACGTTCCGTGAACCAGGTCTGTGTGAACCTCTTTGGAATGCCTGTGACGGCGTCTCCACAGTTCTTTTGATACCATTGATAGATCTTGCCTCGCGGGCTGATGGCGCGACCCGTCTTGGGGTTCCTGGAAGGGTTCGTTATCCATTCATCACAATTGGGTTCCGCTGTTGCTGGCTGTGGCACGGCAGGACCGCATTCCTTTTCAAGCTTCTGGTAGGTTGGTCCTCTGATCTTGATTTTTTTGCCTGTGGTTGGGTTGACTACCGGGTTGTTACGCCACTTGAGGCACTTTGGTGAATACAGGTCGAGATTTCCTGTAAATCCTCCAACGCGTCTACGTTGGGTACATTCGGTCTCAAGATCCTTATACACCTTTCCAGTGGGTTTGATTTTACGATTAGTCCTTGGGTTGATGGTCTTGTCTAGTTTCCATTGATCACAAACATCCATTTTAGTGTCCTAAGATAGATCTGTTGGAAATAGTAAGGGTCGTAGAAATGTCGTAGCAATCCACCATTACATGGATCCGATCTAAACATCATTATCGGTTCCTAAAAAGATGTCTTTGAAACTAACTGCTGTGCAGAAAGAGAAGCTTCGTAAGCTCGACGAAGAGATGAAGCGTAAGAAGGAGCACGACGAAAAGAGCCGACCTCGCCGTGAAGCCTCCTCGAAAGCCACTGGCATCCCCGTTGACATCGTTGATATGGACGTCATCAAGGTTGGCACACTACTAGGTCTTATTAAAAAAAAGGCCATACTTGAGGGAAAAGAGCCCAACACAACAGGGTCCCTTCTAAATATGTTCCTAGGTGGAGAAGACGATTTCAAGATAGACCGTTCCAAGATCCCTCATAACTTCAGGAACGCGCCCACCATCGCCACAGAGGCGGATAAGATCAGCTATCACCAGCAATACGTTCAACAGCAGTGTCAACACCTATCTGCCATGACCATGTCACTCATCAAACAAGAGATGGCCAACATCAACAGGTATATCTGTGTAAACATCGAAACAAACACTATTGACAACCTTAAGACAGCATGTATTGAAACCATTGATGTTCTTCTTGAGGAATTATGTGGAGACGACGAGGACGATGACGAATTGTGGTCAACTCTATCTATAGTAAGGAATGCCCTATTAGGCATGGTCGATATATGTAAGTATAAGAAGATGCTGAATGAACACATCGTCATGCTCAGGAAGGCTGGTAAGGCCCATTCCCGCATCCTTGGTCACCTATCTGTCAATGATGTGAGGTTGTCTCTGTATAAGGGATGTCTCGCCCAAACCAAAGGACCGTTGACGTCTGATGACTCAATGAGGCTGTCACGGGAGATTGAACTGAGATGTTACATGAAACCTCCTGAATTGAAACCCTTCAACTTCGAAGACATAGTGAGGCACTGTTGCATACCGTCACTCGTGTGCATCCCAGTGGACGAAGTTATTGAGAAAGGGTTGGTTGGGCCCTACCGCAACAACTCAATAGGTTACCTTGATATCGGTGGGAAACAGAAAACCCCTTGGTCGTTCTACAACCTGAAGAGCATCAACCCGGACGGTGTCAGGTTGTGGGTGCTAGACAACACGCTTTGGGCGCTTACTGATAACATGATCTCTACCATGACAGCGTATATGATCAAGACCTTCAGGACGTTCTACCACGAGTATTATGGAACCAACACCTTCAAGACAGGGTTCTGGCTGGCGTCCCACAACAATCATTACGATGCATTCATCAATATGATGAATAATTTCTCCTTCATCAGCAACCATACCATGTTTCACAACTTCTTGATGATGATCCTCGTACACAAGTCCCCTTTGATTCCTACGGATTATGATTTCTTTAACCATCTCGTTTATTACGATTTTCGCATTATGCACGAGCCCTATCTCAAATGTTTTGAGAATAACATGAAGCAGATGTTTGACGATTTGAATGATGAACATCTGTCCAAGTTGAAGACCACATTCGTAATACCTCAAAAGAGGAATTCTAAATAAGTAATTGAGGTAAATAAGTTGAATTTAAGTTTCTGGAGCTAGTCGGAAAAGGTAAAAGATCAAAATAACCATTGAGTGGTGACGCTCGACTTTGTACTCGTTTATATAGCATATTTGCGCCTTGGCACTATACCTCCTTTATATGATGCTAATCTTGTCATATAAAATGAACCTTCACTGGGATATAAATTTAGTACGGTGTGGTAAAGGGTTAAGGATAACACTGACAATAGAAAAATGACGGTAATAAATAAATATTACACTCTTTCAATCCTCAATTCAAAGAATGAATATGTTCAGTTCTCCGATGGTTCGTTCAAGTTGACCCATGGTACTGAATATAAAGTGATGCTTACCAACAACCACCCATCGTGTCGGGCAAACGCTAAAGTCTATATTGATGGTAAACGGGTAGGCCACTTTAGGGTGGAGACTAACAGCAATATAATTATTGAACGCCCCGACGATGACAAAAAGGCCCGCAAGCTCACCTTCTTCGACATCAACAGCGAGGAGGGTAGAGCCGGGGGGCTTACGAGGTCGTCCGAATTGGGCAATATCAGAATCGAGATTCAAAAGGAAACCGAAGTTGAAGATGATTATTGTTGTTCAGGATTGGTTACTGATGGTATTGGCGGGACAGCATTGGGTAAAGAATCCAAGCAGAAGTTCTATAAAGCATCTCATATAGAAGTGGACCCCGAGGTATACACACTTAATGCGCGAATGGTCTTGATCGAAGACCCAGTTGTAATTCCTCTATAAGCCTCTGTAGGTCTATTAGTTGTGGTTCATTTCTATACCCGTCTACGGGTATAGAATGTATTGTTTGTGGTTGGGTTAACAGAGTTATGCATTATCTTCGTGTATCAAAATGAGTATCCAAAAGACGTTTAGACCTACCCATCCCACTAATGAGCCACCCCTTTCAAATGATGAGGTCCAGGTGGCTAAGGATGAATTGGTTAGAGGTGTGAACGAGTTCCCGCGCATCAACAGGCGCTTCGTGGATACACCTAGAGCAGGAGAGCCCAAATTTGCCCTCTTCTCATATATTGATCATCCAGATGTGGATATGATCAAGTTCCTTGATGAGATCAGTGGTAGTCTGAGTCCTGATCATAAGGAACGGCTTGCTGAACTGAAGGGTCGTCCTCAGTTGGTGAAAGGGGTTGGTAAGATCAGAGGCGCTTACGTGACGCAGCAGGAGGCAGAGACGCGCGCTGAAGAGATCGTGAGGGACATCGACTCCACCAACTCTGTGTTCACGTGTATCGTGGGTGTGCCGTTTCCTCTGGTGACCGAGGGGATGTCTGAGGAGGTCAGTGAGATCGATCTTCAACGGCAGACGGAGCACACCATTGCTCAAAACGTGCACAAGCAACGTCAGAAGGATCAGAAGGAGATGGAAGACATAAAGAGGCGTGAAGAGGAGCTGATGCGCAACGCCGAGAAGGACCCCAACGCGGACGATGAAGACAACTACATCGCCCAACGCGTGAAGCTGGCCCATCTCAGGTATTCGATCGAACAGCACGTCAAGAAGCACGCTGAGTGTGTTGAGAACGAGAAGAAGGTCGTAGAGTGGCTGGTCGACATGAAGAGCCGGAACCCCGCGTTTGAGGAAAAGTATATGGAGAAGTACATGGCTGGACGTAAGGCAGCCCACATCCCTGACGACCACTCCCCCGAGGGCTTCATGAAATACATGAACGATCCTCTGATCACAAGATCGGTGGGCGCCACAGGCGCTAAGCTAGACGCCGCGAAGAACCAGTAGTTGATTTACATTTTTCATAACCCCGGGGTTATGAATTCACAGAGAGACAGAACGTGACTCAGTACTTACGTGCTCCTGCCAGAGCAGCTGCCAAAATAGGATGCTTGTCTTGAATACTCGTTGTGGTTGATGACGGCTGGGTTGGTTTTGTTCCCGAGCGAGGCTCGGTGCGCGGCGGATCTTTCGACCCACTGTTTTTGTTCGATCCGCTCTGGTTTCCGCGATCCATTACTTTTACCTAACCTACTTATTTTTTGGAAGCCAAATTCAATTTGTAGCATTCAATTTGTCGAGGATCTGCCTTACTACCCTGTCGGTGGGAGGAAGACCGTCAATGATATACGAGCTATCCCTCATGTCTTCGCGTTCGTATGTTTTCATGTATCCCTCATGAAGGACCTGTAGGTAGGTCTTGTCGATGTCTCGCTCACACTCGCGGTTCCTGGAGCGCATGCGTTCGAAGCACGTGTCTACATCTGTGTTGATGTAGAAGTTGAGATCCGGCTTCCAAACGAGACGGTCATAGATGTCGTGGATGAGGGTCTCCTCGTCATTAGTGAGGAAGCCATTGTTGATCCCGTTCTCGACAAAGATCATTGATGATATGGGTGAACGTTCCACAAAGACGTAACGGTCGCCTCTATGGGCGCACATGCGGTCGTATTGGGAACGCATAGAGGAGAGGATCTTGATCTGTAGCGCGCACATCCAACGCTTGGGGTCCTGATAGAAGCAGCCCAGTAGGGTACCCCAGTTGCTCAAGTCTTCCTCAAACACCAAGTAACCCTCGGCCTTGAGTTTATTTAGGATGGTGCTCTTTCCGGCACCGATGTTCCCATCAACACAACAAATCTGAGGAGTTGTCATCTTGATACTTACCTTTATTGTTACCAAGCCGCCCTATAATTCAACTATTCAGTAGTTTGATATTATTGACCGCATAAAGATACGAGTACAAGGCTGACATACAGAAACTGGACCTCTGAGCGAGTTATAAATACTTAAACCACATCCAAAATGCACGTGTTCAAAACTAAACTACTTGAGTTCATTGACGAACTTCTGGTCCTGTTTGAGGATAAAAACAAGATAGTCTACAAACGCCTCATCCACTATCATCATCAGGTCAAGAATAGATTAGACGAAGATGACTTATACGCTATGGCAATTGACTTCCTCTCACACTCTCTTGTGAGAGGAATGGTGATCACGCACAATCACCAAATCATGAAAGGGACTTCTCTTGAGATGGACGTGTCTCTGTTGTGGGAGTCGTGCACTTCCAAGAATAAAGCTATCATTTGGAAATGGGTCGAGGTGATTGTAGATACGCTTGAACCATGTCTTGTATGATTGACTCCGTGGTCTCACAAGCACCGGGGTCATAGCGGGTAATTTTGAGGGGGAGGGGACTCCACTGGGAATTGTTGCTAACCTTACGTTTACGACTTTCAACCGTCGGGGGAGGAAGGACTGGTCTTGGGGAATGTGGTGGTGTGGGGCTCATCCTTTTGAGAAGGGCCAAGTATACCTAACTCTACATAAAAATATTGACTCGTTAAAAATGGTGTATAGTAATAGGTATGCATACGATAGCCGTAGAGGTCAGAACCCGTCACAGGGGATTTATGGAAATTACGGTTATAATCCCTACGGGGCGAGTATCATTGAGGGATACGACGCCGAAAACTCCCGAAGCAATATCAGTAATTACACACTTCGCGTCATGCCTTACGACGAACTGAAGGAGGACTTTATAGACCTCACACAGCCCAGCAGCGTGCCCATCTACCTGTTGTTTGCCATCATCGTCATCCTGTTTCTACTCTATCTGAGATGAAAGCACGGAATACAAATGGGTCTACTCAACCTAATGGATTCATAATCCCGTAGGGTTACGAATACTAGCTGGAAAGCCTGTTAGAAAAGACTATGAGACTATGTGATCCTTATTCAAATATGTCAATACCCAGCCTGCGCCTGATGGTGGTGATCGAGATATTGAGGCGCTTATCTGAGACGCGTTCTTCTATCTTCTCAAGAGATGGTTTCGTTGGAGGTTCTAGCTTCTCAGGTACATCATCGCATCTGAAGAGAGTGCGCGTCTTCTCATAAGCTAACATAGATATGTTGATTTTGACTTTCTGCTTAGTCTGTTTGTCCACCTTAGTCACAGACTCTCCAATTGTTTCTATGTTCTTGTATTTTTTGATGTAGTTGAGTGCTGTGGTCGGGCCTACACGAGGTATGTTGCCGTTGAAGTCTGTGCCGCACATGATGCACAGATCTAACCAACTCGCCTCATCTAATCCTAATCCAGACAATATGGTCTCTATCCTAATTTGTGTGAACTCCTTTGTTCCAAGGTCCACATCATACAACATGATAGGGACGCAGCATGCGAGCACGTCCGTGTCCTTTGTCATCACCGCGTCCGCGGCCCCGCGTTTGACAAGCTCGGCGCACAAAATCTCGGCCTCGCCTGGTGCCGTGATATACGGAATCCCAAATATGGTTAACATCTCTTGTACATTCTTGAAGTCTACGTCTGTGATGTGGAGGATGTTCCCGCGCAGTTTCTCAATGTATTGTTTGACTTTTGAGACGGAGAACTCGACAGACGCGCCTTTGCGGATGATCTGTGTTGAGCGGACCTTTTTGCTTATATCTTGCAGGTCTTGACTGATCTTTCCCGAGACGTTGTACTCTTCAAGGTCCCTCTCAAGTTTCTTGACGCGAGCTATCGAGAGTTCCTTCTTTTCGGCGCGCTTCTTCTTCTCATTCCTTTTCTCTTCTGGGGACTTGCCGTCAAATACGAACGTCGGATGAATGTTGTGTTCGAGCAGGGCAGTGAAAAGAGTCATAAACGCTTCTTCGTACATCTCCTTGCGCGCCGCTTTGTACATACAGATGAAGAGCGACGCGTCTACAACAATCTTCTTATTTTCGAAGTCCTTCATTGGCACCCTCTCCTCATATGAGGGAAGCTGCTTCTTGAGTAGATCTCTGAGTCCTTTGATACCCATCTTTACTTTACTCTCATGTATAGTTGTCGTTAAACTTCATATATTCTGAGAACCGCTGATCCGAAGCTAATTACTGAAGGTGTATATATCATCTCGGCACATCGTAATGTGATGAGATTTTTTTTGGTTAGTTAGTGCCGCCCAGTAATGAGTGATGTGCCTCAATTACACATCACTCATTACTGAGAAAGAAAGGGTTAATCGAAGACATTGAAAGCCGGGAAAGGACACTAACAGGCGTCATCTTTCCTAGGCGCGAGAGCCCTGGGTGCGCATGATGAAGTCTGTGACGCGTTCCTTCTCGTGGATCTTGAAGCACTTGCGGGCGGAGCTGTTCTTGTAGCGCCTCGTCTTCCTCTCCTTTCCGTCCTTATCCTTCTTGGTGATGAACTCGATCTCGACTCCTTTGCAGCCCTTGTGCTTGCACTCGAACTCGCTCAGGTTGTCTTTGATCTTCTTCTCCACCTCAATACGGGAGTGAGCGAACCTACATTCGCCTCCGAACCTGCATTCGCCAATGATGTTGATGGCCCCCCCCTCAACCTTAAACATGTTCTTGCAGAGCAGGAACTTCTTGTCGACAACCTCAAGAGGTGCCCGATGAGGGGATGAGTTGGGTGTGCGGACCCTGGTTGCGGGTGACTTGTTAGAAACTCGCTCGGCGCCCGTAGTGGCTGGGGCCTTCTTGTGTCCAGGAGGGTGGGTGAAAGTGCACTTGCGATTCTCACACTTGAGGCCGTTCCTGCACATGGGCTTGGGGGTCTTTTGTTCGGTTGCCTTCTTGTTCCCAGATGGTTTGTGCCTCAGGAGATTGATGTCATG